AAATCATGGCTGTAGCTGCAACCACTGAGCTTGAAGCAATCAACATAATGTTGGCTGCTATTGCTGAAGCTCCAATAAATAGTTTGACAGGCACACTTCCAGTAGATGCTGTCACTGCTAGATCAACTCTTGCTGAATTTAACAAAGAGATTCAATCAGAAGGTTGGTCTTTTAATACTGAGACAGATGTAACTCTTACAAGAGATGCATTAAATCAGATAAGCTTGCCAGCAAATGTATTAAGAGTAGATGCAAATATACATCAACACCCAACTATTGACCCTATTCAACGTGGATTAAAGCTATACGATAGACAGAATAATAAATATGAATTTGATGAAGACTTGATTTGTACTGTTGTTTATTTCAGAGACTTTGATGAAATACCAGAACAAGCAAGAAGATATATTAATATCAAAGCTGCTAGAGTTTTTGTTGACAGATTAGTAGGAGATCAAGGATTAAGAACCTATACTCAAGAAGATGAAATAAGGGCAAGAGTTATACTTACAGAAACAGATTATGCAAATGCAGATCATAACTTACTAAGAGGAGATCCTTCTCTTACCAGTATCTTTGATACTTATAATCCTTCTAGTGCATTAATTAGATAACCATGCCTGTTATATCAAGAGCTATACCTACATTATTAAGAGGTATATCTCAATCATCTGACTCACTTAAACAGCCAGATCATGCCGATATACAAGATAATGCTGATAGTAACCCTGTACTTGGTCTTACAAAACGAAGTGGTTTTCAATATGTAACAGCATTACAATCTTCAACTCTTGGTAATGTTCATATACAAACTATAAATAGAGATGCAAATGAAAGATATGTAGCGATATTTAGCAATGGAAATGTAAGAGTATTTGAATTAGATGGTACAGAATTAACAGTAAATAAACCTGATGGCACTGCCTACTTAAATACTTCAAGCCCTAGAAGTGTAATGAAGACAGTTACTATAGCTGACTTTACTTTTGTTGTTAATACAAGTATTCAAACTGCTATGGACTCTACCCTTAGTGGTGGTACTGGTACAAAAGCAATTATATTTATTACTCAAGCAACAGCAAAAACAACTTATTCAGTAACAATAGATGGAGTAACAGTTACAGACAACACAGATGGAGACTCTACATTAAGTACAGATACAATAGCTGCTGATTTAAAAACAGGATTAGATGCTGGTCTTACTGGTTTTACTATTGTAAGAAATGGTCCTGTTTTATATGTAAGAAAAAATGATAACTCAAACTTTTCTATAGATGGTACTGATACTCAAGGTGATACTAAGATGACTATAGTAAAAAATTCTATTCAAAGATTTAGTGACTTGCCAGTAGTTGCACCTCATGGTTATGTAGTAGAAGTTAAAGGAGATGAAGGTACAAACTTTGATAATTACTACGTTAAGTTTGTTGGCAACAACACTACAACAGATGGAGTATTAGAAGAAGGACAATGGGAAGAAACTGTAGAAGCTGGTATTACTTTTAAATTTAATTACGACACAATGCCACACGTTTTGATACGTCAAGCTGATGGTAATTTTAGATTTGCAAGAGTAGATGGAGACAGTTATAACGTTACAGTTGGAGGAGTTACAACATCTTACGACTTACCAAAATGGGGAGAACGTACTGTAGGTGATTTAGATTCTGCACCTAATCCATCTTTTATTGGTAATAAAATTAATAACGTATTCTTTTTTAGAAACAGACTTGGGTTTCTTGCAGGTGATAATGTAATTCTTTCAAGAGTATCAGAGTTTTTTAATTTCTTTCCAGAAACAGTTTTATCAGTTTTAGATAATGAACCTATAGACGTAGCTGCATCTCATACAAAAGTTGCGATTCTAAGAAGTGCAGTAACTATGGGAGAAAAACTTATATTATTCTCTGACCAATCACAATTTGTTTTAACAAGTTCAGCAGATAATTTAACACCTCAAACAGCTAACGTCATAGTCGTAACTGAATTTGAAAGTAGTGCTGCTGCACAGCCTGTAGGTTCTGGTAGTTCTATTTATTTTTTAACTCAAAAAGGTTCTTTTGCTGGTATTAGAGAGTATATTCTTGCAGGTGAATCACAAATAAAAGATGCAGCTAACGTTACTATTCATGTACCAAGACTTATACCAAGTAATATTTTTAAAATGGCAGTATCTAGTAACCAAGATATTCTTATTTTATTAGGTACAGATAATCCTAATAAACTTTTTGTTTATAGATGGTTGTATGGTGCTGATGGAAATAAAGCTTTAAGTTCTTGGTTTACTTTTACAATTAATTCAAACAGGTCAATACTTAACGTAGATTTTATTGGTACAGATTTGTTTGCTGTTATAGAAGAAGCCAACAAAGTAACACTAGAGAAGATACCTTTTGAAACTGATTTTAAAGAAACTAATGCTAACTTTGAATATCATCTAGATCATAAAGTAACTGAAGCAACTACAGGAGTATCAGTATCTTATAGTTCTGGTACTGGCTTATCTACCTTTACAGTTCCATATAGACTTAGAGCAAACATGAATGTTATCGGTAGATATTTAGGAAATGGAGAAACAAGCACTTTTGTAGATGCTCAAGGTAATACAAAAGTTCTTACATCAGGTCAGGTCTTGACTACTTCTAATGCTACAAATGGATCTACTTCTACAATTACAGCTACAGGAGATTTTAGAAATAGTAAATTCATTATTGGTGAACCTTATGAAATGCACTATAGATTTAGTAAACAAAGACTAACAGAACAAGGTGCAGGTTCACCTGAGTATGTAGGGGGTCGATTACAACTACATCATTTTTATATAAAATACGAAGATGCTGGTTTCTTTAAGGTAGAAGTAACACCTGAGAATAGAGATACAAGTATTCATAAATTTACTGGTCGTTTGCTTGGTGCTGCGTCTGCTGCCATTGGTCAGATAAACCTAGATACAGGCACATTTAAAGTACCAATAATGAGTAAGTCTGATAGGGTAGATATAGATATAAAGAACAATACATTTCTTCCTACACGTTTAGCTAGTGCAGAATATGAAGGTACATTTCATATTAGGAGTAGAAGACTATAGTGGGATATTTAAGAAAGTCAAAGCTAGAAGATTTTAAATTTGTTGTAGAAAACATGAGAGAGATGGATAGACTAGAAACTTACTATCAAACAGACATGACACCAGAAGATGCTCTTAGTGTTACTTTTTTAGGTAGTCAAATCAATATGACTATTGCTTCTGATAATGATGAACCTATTGGTTTATGTGGTGTTTTTAAAGATGGTTGTATATGGTGTATTGCTACAGATGAATTATTTAATAATAAAAAATATAGAATACAATTAATAAGACAAGGCAGAGAATGGGTTGATAAACTACTTGAGTCTTATAAAATACTTTATAATTATGTATATGCAGAAAACACTTCTGCTATAAAATGGTTAAAAGCTCTTGGGTTTACATTTGTAAATTTACATAAGAGTTATGGTCAACAAAAAAAACCTTTTTACGAATTTTTGAGGATTGCCTAGATGTGTGTTGGTGCTGCTTTAGGTCTGAGTACAACAGCAGGTAGTGGTCTTTTTGGACTATCTGCTGCAACAGCATTTAATATCGGTTTAGGTCTTACCGCAGCTAACGCTTTTGCAGGTAGAGCTGCTGCTAGAGATAGAGCTAATCAAACTTATAATCAAGCATTAATAGCTAACCAATCAGCAGAAGCCGATAAAAGACAACAACAATTAGCTCTTGCTGAAAAGAAATCAGAAGAAGAAAAGTTTGCAGCACAAGATAAGTTTGCAAAAACTATTGATGCTTTGCAAGCAAAATCATCTATAGTGGCATCAGAGCAAGCAGGTACAACTGTAGGATTATTATTAATGGATCAAGAAAGACAAGCTGCTAACTATAAAGAGAAAATAAATCAAAGTTTAGAGTCAATGCAAAGACAATATTTGTTTAATGTTCAAGCAACAGAATCACAATTCTTGAGTAGAAGAAATCAACTTCAAAGCAATATTAATGAAGCTTATAACGCAATACCAACTTTGGGTCAAACATTACTAAATATCGGTACTCAAGGTGTCGGTATGTACTTTAACGCACTTCCAAGTTAATTATGGTTTTACGAGTTAACAGACAACAGTTTCAAAGTACAGCAGGGGAAAGTTTTAGAAGACCTGTAAATACTTTTGTTGAACCTGTAACTGTTTTACCTAAAACAGGAATGATGGATTTAGCACAATCCTTATCTACTGTAAATCCTGTCTTACAAAAATACTTAGGTAATGTAATTGAAGAAGAAAAGCAAAAAGGTATTCAAGCTGGACAGTTAGAAGTTTTACAATCTAGTCCAGCACAGATAGATAAATTTAAAAAAGAATTAGAAGCAAAAGAAGGTAAAAGATTTGCTAGAAATTTTGTTGGTGGAAATATGTATATGCAGTATGGAATAGAAAAACAATTAGCAATTAATTTAGGTAATGCGTCAGAAGCAAAAACTAAAAAGTTTTTTAATGAATATATGGTAGATGTAGAGTTACCTGATGGCACAGTAATAAAGCAACCTTTATCTCAATTTGATATTAATTCAAAAGAATTTCAAGGTGCTGTTAATGAGTTTCAAGAAACTTCATTAGTAAATACAAGAGGTATTAGACCAGAGCTAGTTACTAATCATTTACTACCAAAACAAAATCTTGCTTTAGCTAAAGTATATCGTGACCAAGAAACAAAACTTGCAGAAGCAAAAATAGAACAAGCTAATTTATTATTTAATAATTCAGTTATTAATTCTTGGTTTAGTATAGATAATTTTAATGACAGTATTGAATTAAATTTAATAGATGATAATTACACAGAAGAAGATAGACGTAAAAATAATGGTCTTTCGCAGGGAGAATTTTTAGCTTTGCAAGAATTACAACTTAATGTAGATTCTATGGTTGAAAGAGGTTTGTCTGCAAGCGTATCGCCAGCTAGTATGTTGACTCTTATAAAAACAAACGCATTACAAATACTTGATTACTACGAAAGAAATAATCTTGACATGGATATGGCACAAGAAGAAATAGAAGAATACATAGATTGGATAGGTAATTTAAAAGTTACCAATGGTTTACCTTTAAGAACTTTCTACATACAAGGTGGAGAAAATAAGATTGAAGCCATAATGAGTGATATAAACAAAAAGAAAGGAGAAGCTATAAAAAATCAAAATACTTACAACAAAGTAGAAACTCAAAAAACTATAACTAATACTTTAAATAATTTAGATTTTTCTCGTACTGACTTTAATAGTGCAGAAGAAGCAATAAGTTATTACAAACAGGTAGGTAATACATTAGATTTTTTAGCTACTGAATACCCAGAACAAATTGAATTTTTATATAAACAATATGACCTTAGAAATTTTAGTGTTGATAATTTCTTTTTTGATTTAGAAGCAAGATACGATCAAGGAGAAATATCACAGGAAGATGCTTTAAAACAATTAACTGATGTAATGATGGCTTTAGGACCAAATGCTTCTAAAGAGGATAGAACAAGATATACAAATTTAAAAAAATATTTAGGAGCAACAGATGGCAAAAGTTTAGAAAAAAGATTTCCAGAAGTTGCAAACTTAAAAAAATATGGATTAAAAACTGTTGGTAAAAGAAATGATTATGGAGTGTATTACACAGAGGATCAACCTACAACAGATAAAATGGAAGACTTAAATTTAGAATTGAATAAATTAGTAAAAAAACATGGAGGTGTTAGTGCTGTATTTACAACTGATGATGGTAAAAAAATGACAGTAAAAAACTGGTATCTAGGAGAGCTTAGAAAAATTAAAAATCCAAAAGCTTTTGGTCCGTATGAATTTTATGATGATGCTTATAATTTTAAACTAGAAGTACCAATAGAAGGTGAAGTAGATGATGATAGTGGTAGTAATGATGGTGCAACAGTAAATTTAGATCAGCAAAAGATATTGATATACGATAAAGAAACAAAATTATTTAATGAAGTAGACCCAAGTTCATTTAAAACAACTGCAAATACTATAGTTGTATCTATGAATGGTGGTTTAACACAAGATGGCTTAGAACTTAAAGATGAATTGAACATAGATTCTTTTGAAAACTTTAATTACAAACTTTACAACCAAAACTTTGAAAACAAAGAAACAATAGAAAAAAATGAAAAGTTATTAAAAGATGATTTAGAAGGCGGTGTTTTTACAGAAGGTGGAGTTACAACATTTGAAGTAGAATCTGGCGATACCTTGTCTGGTATTGCAAATGATTTAGATACTTCTGTTGAAGCTATTAAGAAAGCAAATGGATTAACAAGTGACACAATACAGATAGGAGAAACTTTAGTCATACCAGAAGGTATTACTGATTTAAACAAAGTAAAAGCTCCTGAGTTTGATATTAATAAATTAATTACAGAAAAAGACCACCCATTTAAACCTGTTAGACAAAAACATAATTTTCAAGTTATCTACAATTTAGCTAAGAAAACTGGTATTAAATTCCCAGAAGTTGTTGCAGCACAGTTTGGAGTTGAATCTGTTTATGGTTCAAAAGTTACTGGCACAAATAACTACTTTGGTATAAAGGCAGACCCACAAGATATAAAGACAGGTAACTTTACAGAAGCCGACACTTTTGAAGAGATAGATGGTAAAAAAGTCAAAGTAAAAGCAAAGTTTAAAAACTTTACAACTTTAGAAGAATCAATACAACATTATAAAAAATTCTGGAATGACGATATAGAAGATAGAAAAGGTATTGTAAACGTAAATACTGCTGAAGAAGCAATAATAAGATTAAAAGAAAATGGTTATGCAACGGATTCAGACTACGTTAAGCTAGTGACAGATGTTCTCAATGACGCTATTAGAAACAAGTTGTTTTAAATTATGACAGACTCAAATATTAATAACCTTCTTGATAACAACAAGGAAGAAGAGAATACAAACGAACAGCCAGTAGATACTAACCTCAATAATGAAATTGTTAACTCTAGTTTTACTAATGTTTTTAAAGAAACTAACTATACACCTACGTTTAATTTTGATGATTATGTAAACGAAACTTTTTTTGACGAAGAAACTTTTGACTTTGCTGGACAAGATTTTAGTATTACCAATAATATATTTAATGATTTAACAGAAGAAAAACCACAAAAAGATTTAGAAGTAACAGATAATCTTCTTAAATATATTGGTGTATCAGAGTACATTACAAAAGGAGATGTAAGTCGTAAACCTAAAACAAGAATAAATGTAGAAAAAATATTTAAAGAAACTACAGGTTATAGTTTTTCTGATGTTGAAAACAATAAAATAAGCAAAGACATTATTGAAAGCGATCAGTTTCAAGAAGGATTAAATAATTTTTATAATCAATTCTCAAGCAAAATAACAATACCAAATAAAAATGATAATGCTGTCTTGCAACAGGTAGGTGGTCTTGGTTATGAAATAGGTGGAGGTTTGTTAGCTGATGCTGCACTTACTCCTTTACTAGCATTTGGTCCTAAAGGTTGGCTTGTATATGGTCTTGGTCAGTTTTCTTTAAATGCTTACTTCAACATAGAAGCACAAAAAATAAGATACGGACAATCATTAACAGGTAACGAAGACTTATTTAGTTGGCCCGAAGTTTTTTCTTCTGGTTTTGTAGGAACTATACCTTTAGGTACAGAAGCTAAAGGATTAAAAGGTATGTTTAGATCAGGTATCTATGGTGGTACTTTATCAACGTCAGAAGCTTTCTTGCGTGATATTTTTGGAGAAGATTTAGATTGGCAAGATTATGCTTTAAGTCTTGGTTTTGGTGCTGGTTTTGGTGCTGGTTTAAAAGGTTCAATAGAAGGATTAGAAGGTCTATATAGAAAGTATGAAGGCTTAGATTTAAGCAGCATTAAAAAATTATGGACAGAAGAAGATACAAAAATTACAAAAAAAGCAGTTGATGATTTGGGAAAAGTAAAAAACAAAATAGATGAAAAGATAGAAGCAGAAGGTGGAGATGTAAAAAAAATACAACAAAAAATAGATGAAGAAGTAGCAAAAGTTAAGACAGGAGAGACAGAAGATATACAAAAAACAAAAACATCACAAACTTTTAACGAAGACAGTATTCCTTTGGGAAGCAGAGTAAAAGCAGCAGATAGAGGAAATATAGGAACTGTTGTAGGTTTTGATGAAACGACAGGGAAATTTAGTGTTTCTTTTAAAAGCAAACAAGGTGCGTTTCAAACAGTAAAATTTAGTCCTGACCAATTAACAATTATAAAAAAAGGAAAGGTTCTACAATCAGAAGTAGATTTTAAAGGAGACAAAACATCAACTGTTAAATCAGAAGTTACACAAGAATTAACTTTTGAAGCACCAGAAGCATACAAGAGAACTAAACCTCGTTATGGGTCTGCAACTATACAATTTCAATCTGACTTTGATAAATTATCTTGGTCACTAAGAAATGGTAAAAAGAAAAAAGCACAGAATGATGCCAAGATATTGAAAGTATTTTTAGATCAAGGTTTTACAGAAAAAGAAGTTAGATTGCATGGAGACAAAGTACACGCAAAGCTGAAGTCAATAGTCAAAGAACAAACAGGTAGTGCTAGTGCATCAGTAACCAATACTCAAGGTTTAAATTTTGAAGTGCCAATACTAAAAGACTTTGCAGGTAAGGTACAAACAAAACTAAATAAATTAGATAGTCAAGACGATTTGGATTTAGGTAACACACAACTTAATCCACAGAAGATGGATCGTATCAAAGATATGAAAAAAGGTAAGCAAGATTTTGTTACGCAAAAAGTAAGAAAAAAGAAACAAGAAGGTGGTTTTAAAGGTGCTGAAACAAGAAGTCAGTTTGATACTCAAGAGAGTGCATTGGGTAAAATGGCAGACTCAAAAGGTCGAATCACAGGCGATCCAAAACGTCTTAAATTTATAACTGAATATACAAAAAGAAAAGCATTATTAGAAGGCAAACTACCAACAGAAGAAGAAGTTGTTATTAATAATCAAGGTTTACAAATAGCTACAGATAGAGTTGCAAACTCAACTCAAAACTTTATAGATGTAGTGAAAAAAAATGCAGGTAAGAATACTAAAAAAAGTAAAAGTGAAATAGATAAAGCAGGTGCAAAAATTATACAAGCTGAACAATTAGTAGATGATTGGTTAGGTATGGGTATTCCTTTAGGTACAAGACTAGGTAGAGCTATGAACGCTTTTAAGATTAAAGGTATAGAAGGCATTGAAGGCATGACACCTGCTGAAGTTATGAAACTTAGTCCTATAGAAAAGAAAAACTTAACACAGCAAAATGTTGATATTTCTCCAAGTCTTAATAAATTATTAGATCAGAGTGCAGAGTTTCAAACAAATCTATTAGCAAGAATAAAAGAAGGACACGAAACAGGAGATTACTCTGAAGTTTTAAAAGTTGCACAAGATATGAATGAAGCAAGTGGCAGCATAGAAAAAATGGTTAAGCTATACAATGATGATGCTTTTGGTAAACTTCTTAAAGTTGGCGGTCAAACTTCAAGAGTTATTAATGAAATAGGTATTAACGGAGTTTTGTCTGGTCCACCTTCTCAGATAGTTAATTTAAAATCTGGTATTGCACAAACATTTTTAAAAGCTTTAGCAAATTTTGGTGGTAGTTTAGATGTTGAAAATGGAAAAGGTTTAGTAAGAAAAGAAGCACTAGAAGCAGCTAAGAGACATTTATTTGCTTTAATGTATAACTTTGATTTTTCTTTAAGAGTATGGAAAAGATCGTGGGATATGGAAGATAACTTTGTGAATGTTGGTAACTCTAAAATTGATACTGGTCAAAGATCAGTAATTTCATCTGAGAGTGCTTTCTTTCCTTTAAGAACAACTATAAACACAACAGGAAAACTAATAAGACTTCCTAGTAGATTAATGACATCTAATGATGCCCTTATACAAACACCAAATATTATTGCTTCTACTGCATACCACGCAACTACAGAAGGATTGAGAAAAGGTTTAAAAGGACAAGACTTGAATGACTATATAAAAAGCAGTATTGATGGAGTAATTTCATACATATTAAGAGGACAAGAAGGACCATTAGGTAGATTAAAACCTTTAGAAGAAAACTTATTTAGTAAAAAAGGCATAGGTCCAAGAGAGTTTATTGATGATCCTGTTCTTGCAAAAATATTTCAAAGAGCTAAAAACTTTGGCAAAGAGATTACATATACACAACAAATAAGAGGTGGTAGAAGTGATGATGTTACTGACCCTCTTGGGTTCTTTGCAGAAGAAATAAACAATTTAGCAATACAATTCCCACCAGTAAGAACATTATTTAAGTTTACAAGAACACCTACTAATTTAATTAAAGATGTAATGAGATATGTACCGATAATTAATACACCTGCAAGATTTGGTGGCAGAACAAATTATAACCCTATTAATAGGATTCTTTTACCAGAAATAGCAGCAGACCTTAGAAGTCCTGATCCTCAAGTTCGTGCAACTACAAGAGGTCAAATTTATCTTGGTAATGCTTTTGGATTAATTTTAACTGGTTTAGCTTACAACAACATATATCAACCAGCTAGTGAGTTTATAAGTTCAAGCGAATATGATAGTGAAGATGAAATACCAAAAACATTTTTAACTGATGGTGGTCCTAATTATTTTACAAAAGAAGGTGCTGCTAAATATATTTCTCTTTTAAGAAGTGGTTGGTTGCCATACTCTAGAGCATATCTATTGTATGACGAAGATGGAGAAATACTATTTGATGAAGATGGAAAGCCAAAATATGTTTATGTTTCTTTTGAAAACTTACCAGACCCAATCGCATCTTTTATAAAGCTATGGGTTGACTTTCAAGGTATGTCTCCATTTTTTACTAAAAAACAAGACAGATTATATGATGAATTTACTATTGGTTGGGGTGCTTTCATAGGTCGTAACTTTACAAATAAAAGTTATGTTCAACAAATCTCCGAAACAATGGACTTCTTTTCAGCAATAGATGAAGTAACTGGCGGTAGTCAAGACCCAGAAGATACCATAAGCTATCAACGACAAAGAAATATATCTTATTTATCTAGATTATTTGAATCTTCTGTCACTCCTTATAGTAGTTTAATTGAAGATTTACAACGTATGCCTGCTGATGTGATGGCAGCTTTATTAGGAGTAGATGAACAAACAGCACAAAGGCTAAGAAAAGAAGGATCAGAAGGAATTACTAAATATGCAATAGAAGTACTTGGTAAAGAAATAAGTGTAGGTAATGTTAAAAACAAAAGAATTATTAGGTTGTTTGCAAAACTTGATAAAAAAACATACTCAGGAGATTTTTCTGATTTAACAAGAAATCTTAAAAACTTTAGATTTATAACAGGAGAAGAAAAATTAGGTTTAGGAGATTATGAATATAACGAAGTAAATAGTTATTTACAGTATTTTCATGGATTAGTACAGGAAGCAAAACAATATGCACCTGCAAATGTAGGTGGAGATTTACCTTTTCAAGTAGAACACATAACAAATGATGTGGTTACATATCCGTCAAAACAAGGACTTAATTTATTTTCAAATGCAAAATACACAAAGAGTAACAACAACTTATTACACCAAGCTACTTATACGATAGGCAGACTATTACCAGAACCACCTAATATTATTAGAGGTAGTAAGGTAAAGAATTTTGTTAAAGCTTCTAATTTTAGTAGTAAAAAATTTGTACCAATAAAATTAGATACAACAGCATACAATACTCTAAGAAAGTATGTTAATACAGGTGTAATAAATTATTCTGGAAAAAATTACAATATTGCTGATGCTATGAAAGCATATATTAAAGGTGATCTAGATGTGATTGTAGGAGGATTTAATGCTGCGGAACTTAATTATCAAGTTAATAAAGAACAGATTGAAAGATATGGTTTAAATTCAAATCAAGGAAAAGAAGCGTCAGAAAGAATATATAAAGCTTTAAATAAGATAAATCAACAATTTATTAACTTAGGTATTGAAAACTATCTCAAAGCAACCTTTACTGAAGAAGAGTTAGAAGCTAGGATAAACGTAAAACTAGATCAACAAAACGATTATAATAATGAAATAGAAACTCTTTACAATGAACTTAACTTTAAAAGAAGGTTTTAACTATGGCTACTAACACCACAGCAACAGCAACTACACATACTGGTAATGGTAGTACCAATAACTTTGCAATATCTTTTTCGTTCTTAGCCAACAATGAAGTAGATGTAACAGTAGCAGGGGTCTTAAAAACATTAGATACTCATTACACAATAAGCGGATCAACAGTTACCTTTACTTCTGGCAACACCCCTGCTAATGGTGCTGCTATTAAGTTTCAAAGAGATACAAATATAAGTGCGAAGAAAGTAGATTTCCAAGATGGTAGCGTTTTAACAGAAACAGATTTAGATACAAACAGCGATCAAGTATTATTTGCTCAACAAGAAATTACAGATAAATTAGGTGGTATTGAAGAAAATGCCACCGCAGATCAGACAGCAGCAGAAATTAGAACACTTGTAGGTGATGCAACAGATAGTAATGTTTTTACAGATGCAGAGAAAACAAAATTAGCTGGTATAGATACAAACGCTAAAGACGATCAAACAGCGTCAGAAATAAAAACTCTTCTAGCTAGTAGTCCTCTTGATGCTAGTCATCTTGCAGCAAACTCAGTAAATACAAGTGAACTTGCAGATGATTCAGTTACATATTCTAAACTACAAAACGTATCAGCTACAGACAGAGTATTAGGTAGAGATTCTAGTGGTGCAGGGGTAGTAGAAGAAATAACACCTGCAAATTTACGCACCATGATAAACGTAGAAGATGGTGCTACCGCAGATCAAACTAATGCAGAAATAAAAACTGCATACGAAGCTAACTCAAATACAAACGCTTTTACAGATGCAGAAAAAACTAAGTTAACTAGCGTTGAAACAAATGCTAAAGACGATCAAAGTGCTAGTGAGATTAAAACTTTATACGAATCAAACAGCAATACAAATGCTCTTACAGATGCAGAAAAAACAGTTATTGATGGTGTTACAGCAAATACTTCTGAATTAAATAAATTAGATGGTTTTACAGGTTCTACTGCTGATCTGAACCAAGTATCAGGAATGTCTAAACAGACTACTATTACCAATAGTGATAGTCACTTTCCTACCTCTGGTGCTGTTGTAGATTTTGTTGCTAACCAGATAGCACCTGTTGGTGGACTAGAAGTTATAGCAGATGAAGATAGCTTCCCTGCAACACAGCCAGTATCAGGTGTTGTTATTAGTATTAGCAATGCTGATGGCTTAGTTATAAATAGTTCTGGGGTTGCAACAAACGCTAGGACAGTAGGTAGTGGAAGCGATAACGTAACTATTAATAATTTTCCTACAAGTTTAAGAAGTAAAACATTATCTAATGAATTAGGCTTACTTGTCAGTTCTACAGGTGCAAGTCAGATATATAACTACCACAAACTACTAGCCAAAGAAACAGATGTTTTACAGCTATCAGAAGATATAAATGATTTTGGTAATAGGTATAGAGTTGTTGACCAAAATCCTACAAGTGACAATGATGCAGGGGATTTAATATTTAACAGAAGTACTCAAAAATTATTAGTTTTTAACTCAACAACAAATGCTTATGAAGAAGCACAATCTGTTGGTAACTTTTTTATATCTACACTTAGCCCTGCATTTAATGGAAGCGTACAGGACTTTACCATTACAAATGCACCAAGTAATGCACAGCAGATAATCCTTAGTATTAATGGTGTTATACAGAAACCTAATGCTGGTACGTCTACACCTTCAGAAGGTTTTGCTTTATCTGGCAGCACAGTTAAGTTAGCTGCTGCACCTGCCAGTGGGTCAGATTACTTTGCGATAGTCCTTGGTTCTACTGTAAACATTGGTACACCAAGCAACAACACAGTAACGTCAGCAATGATCGTTGATGGAAGTATTGTCAATGCAGACATATCAAACTCTGCTGATATTGCAGGTAGCAAACTAAGCCTTGTATCTACATCATCTACCGCAGGGATTATTGTAAAAGGTGATGGTTCTTCTGATGGATATTTACAACTTAACTGTAGTCAGAATAGTCATGGTATAAAACTAAAATCCCCACCACATTCAGCATCACAAAGTTATACCCTTACGTTTCCTTCCGCTATTATTAATGGTGCATTTTTAAAAACAGATGCCAATGGTAATTTAAGTTTTGCAGCAGTAAATACTGATCTGGTAAATGACACCTCACCACAATTAGGAGGTGATTTAGATACTAACGGACATCATATTCTTTTAGATGACAACCATCAATTAAGAGTTGGAGATGGTAATGATTTTAATATTAATCATGATTCTAACGACACTTATTTAACAAACGGTACAGGTAATCTTATATTACAACAATCTGCTTCTAATACTACTGGAGATACTTATTATAAAGCTAGAAGTCATTACATAAGAGTTGATGGTTCTAATAACGATAGCGGTATTGATGTTATTGCAAATGGTGCAGTAAATTTATATAGCAACAACGAAAAAGTTTTAGAAACTGCTGCTTCTAAAGTTAACGTTAAGCAAAGATTACAAGTACATAATGATGGGCCAGCTTCTGGTCATGGAATGGCTATTGGTCAATGGGATGGTTCTAATCACAGAATAGAAGGTGATGCCAATAGACCTATAGTTATAACTTCTTATAACTCAGGTGGCATAAAAATGGGAGTTAGTGGAGCAAATAAGGTTGCTATTAATTCTCATGGAATAGTATTTAACGGAGACACCGCACAAGCCAACGCACTTGACGACTATGAAGAAGGCACATGGACTCCTGATGCTCGTGATGGTAGTTTGTCATACGCTGACGCTAATTACACCAAAATTGGAAGAATGGTTTATTTATCAGCACACCTTTACAATTTTTCAGATAATTCTACTAATGACTCAGTAACTATAACTGGTAAACCATTTGGAGCAAGTGTGACTAGTGTGGCTGTTGGATCAGTAATGTATCAAAATGTACAAGATGCAAATAGAACTACTGTTTATCTTGCTTCAACAGGGTTTACATTCTATGGAGGAGATACAGGAAGTTACGATCAAGTAAGATATAATGAATTAAGTAGTAGTAGTAGTTTTTATTTTCAAGCTTCTTATTTTGCAACTTAGTAGACCGAGCTACGTCTATAAACTAAGCCTTTACTAAAGACTATTATGGCATTAACAAAATTATCAACAGATGGCGTTAAAGATGATGCAGTAAATGGTGCAAAAATAGCACCTAACTCAATAGGTGCTTCTGAAATACAGAATAGTATAATAACTAATGCTAAATTAGCTGACCAAGCTGTAACACTAGCCAAACTAGAACATGGCACATCAGATAATGACGGTAAGTTTTTACGAGCAAACAACGGAGCAGACCCTACATTTGAAACTGTTACTGGCACAACAATAAACAACAACGCAGATAACAGAGTTATTACTGGCTCTGGTACTGCTAATACTTTAAATGCTGAATCAGGTGTAGTTATAGATTCGTCTGGAAGATTGCTTTTAGGCGTTACTACTCCAACAATGAATGAAACTGGATTTAATGAAATAGTTTTAGGTGGTAAATCTGAAGGTGCTGCTATACATTTACAAGATGATAATTCTAATGTAAGAGGTGGGCTATTTACATCTGATGCTAATAACTCAATGATTGTTAGAACGATGACAAGTCACCCATTAAATTTCAGAACAAATAATACAGAACGTATGCGTATAGATGCGTCTGGAAAGGTAGGTATAGGTACATCAAGTCCAGAAACATTACTACACGTTGAGGGATCAGGAGATACTAAAGCGACTATTGAAACAACTGCAAATAGTAATGCTGGTTTGAGACTAAGAAGTAGTAATTGCAATATCCTTATACAGGCTGGTCAGGCTGTAGCAGATAATTTAAGAATATATAACGAAAGCACTTCGTCTGAGTTAGTGCGTATTCTTGCTGGTGGAGGGTTAACCTTTAACGGAGATACCGCAGCAGCCAACGCACTTGACGACTATGAAGAAGGTACATTCAATGCTACGTGTTCAAATAGTGTAACGATACACGCAAGCGTTAATGCGTGTACATATACAAAAATAGGTAGACAAGTTACAGTACGAGGTCAAGTACGCATTAATAATAATAATAATAGTGCCGACTTGGAAATTAATAACTTGCCTTTTACTAATTATGATTCAGATGGTGAAGATAGTAGTCTTTCAGTAGGTGCAGTAAGAATATGGAATCAGAATGTACCGTCAGATACTATTAATCCAATTTGTTTGGTTGTTGGACAAAATACTAATCTTCAGTTTTGGATTAATCGAGATGACACAACTGCGGAACGTATGAAAGCCAATGCTAATGCTTATGTAGCATTTACTATAACTTACTTTGCTATATAGACCATTCGTTATGTCTATAAACTGAAACGCCTAAACCTGTTTTAATTGGAGATTAATCCTAATGGCACTTACAGAATCGATTGAATACGACAAGATAGAAGTTGTCGGTCAATACAAAGCGGTTCAAGTTCGCAAAGCAACAGTCATCAAAAAAGATGGTACAGAACTTACCAGATCTTTTGAAAGATATGTACTGCAAGCTGGTACATTAGATGCTTCTGACAACTTAGTTGATACTGACTTATCAGGAGAGCCAGCAGAAGTATCTGCAATATGCACAGCAGCTTGGACTACTGATGTAAAAGCTGCGTGGAAAGCTAAACTAATAGCAGATAAATCTGCAACACCTTAATCATGCCTTTAAAGGGAAACCAGTACAAACTTGATGTTGATGGTGATAAAAAAATCACCAGAAAAGATTTTATGATCTTAGCTAAAAACAGCAAGAAGAAGAAAAAGAATGGAAATAAATCTGCCTGATTTACCAGATACAGATTATATTCTCGTTCCACCTAGTACAATTTTTTATCCTCCAATAGTGGAAGAACCTTATCTAGACCCTTTACTTCTTCCGAGTCTGGAACAGGTAGAGTCGG